TTATTTACAGTAATCAAGTCGTATGATTATATTTCTAGTAGAATTGTTCCAAATCTTCCACACCCCATGCCTCGTACCATCCTGACCTACGCAGTCGGGCCTGTGCTTCTTTCAACTTGTCCATGGGTTGTATCATCACCAAGGGTTTCCTCTTGTAACTGAAACTTACACCTTTATGGAGTCCTTTGTTGGCGGGGTGATCATACATCACCGCCATGTGTAATTTGTTGTCATGTGCCTGTTTACAGATCGTGGCCAATCGCTGTTCGCTTATCTTGTAATCAATGTATAACACAACGATATCAAGCCTAAAAATAGGAACCATATGACAGCAATGGATAATGTGATCCAATAGGTCAACCTTTGCTTTCGTGATTTGGATCGTTTGATCCTGTAGAGCCTTTTTTGCAAACGGACAGATTGCCTTTCCAGTCTTTTTATGGACCTTAGCAATCTGTCCTCTAATCCAGTTTTCAATTAGTTTACTTTCTTCTGCCACCTTTTTTGTTCTTCTTTTTTGATGACATCGGTTTTCTTCTTCCGCTTCCTCTAGCCATTGGTTTTCTCCTCTTGGTTGGTATCCGATTCACCAGCAATGCTGATGCTGTCGATGTTGTTGTGATAGGCATTCAGTCTCCTCTCATCTTGTGTGTACAATTCAAGTAATTCTATTTTCCTTTTGTGTACAAGATATTTAATTTTTTGTAAAGCCTTTCTGGCCTGGAAAGCACCCTGTTGGCTCTGTCGCTCTATGCAATTTTTATTATGTAATCGGTATTCATCGAACACTGCCTCCAAGGCACGTGATGTAGCGGTCTCGATGGCCTTACCATCCAGTTTTCCTTTATAGGGCATTATTCTAATCCTTCAGGTTTTATTGAAGTGAATGCGATCGAATGCCAAGGTGCTATCCTACCGTGCTGATTGTGATACAGTTCTCCGGTCTGGACGCTTTGTGCGGCCATATATTCTTTATATCCATCACCAAACATTTTCTTTGTGATAACCTTGGCCGGTCGCCATTCCTGTCCATTGAGGTAGTATTTCGAGTGGTAGGTCTGGGAACCTTTCCTTGTCTTTATACCTGCCATTCGAATCTACCTCCATTATTTTTTAAGTATCCTTCTGGCCCAACTCAGACCGGCGTTGCCGCCCCATCCGAGATAGGCCTGTGTGCCCGGAGTATTACTGCCAGGTTTATAGTACGCTTTGGCCCTCGATAAAAATGAAAATGTCCTTCTCACGGTGTCCAATGACACGTTCTTGCCTGAGGCAAACTGATTGGCACGTTGCAGTCCCACAGCGGTCATGCCTTTACGGCTTGCTGGTGCCTGTGCTCTTAGTCGCAACGCCCTCTTGGCGTTGGCACGCATCTGTTGATTAGGTTTTGGCATTATTTCTTCCTCCTTAAGTCAAGGTCGTGCTTCCGGGATCCCCTAATGAAACTATTGACCCTACCCATTGCCCATTGGTTCATGCCAATGCCTGGCCTTGATCCTGCTGTGAGGAAAGCACCCTGTCCACGCCTGTACACTTTCCTTAATGTTGTGAAAGTGAATCTGCTGTTCTTTGCTTTAGTCATCAACGCTTTTCTTGTGGTTGCACTGATTGGTTTCGCTCTACTTTTTGCCAAGTCTAACCCTCCTGTCTATCAATGATTGTGGAATACGTTTGCCTTCACGGGCCAACTTACTGATACGTTTTGTTAGATTGGCCAGTTGTGTCCTCTTGTTTCCGGTAACACCCGAAAGATACTTTTTTGGCACACCTGTTGCCTTGTCTTTGATTACTCGTCTATTCTTGATTGCCATTGGCTTCTCCAAATAAACCTGCTAGTTCTGGATGTAGGTCTAATATCTGTTGGTTTGTGTAACCCTGTTGTATCATTTCCCTCATATGTGCTACTAGTTGTTCTTTGTTTGAAACCGGTGGATGTTGCATGTCAGCCATCGCTGGTTTGACCATATTTTGATTCATCTGCTCAAGTTCTTGTGGATCCTTGGCAAGTATCTCTTTTATCTTGCTGTCTATCACCTGCTTGACATCTGGTGCGGCATTGACAATGTCTCTTGTTGTCCTTGCGGCTTTTTCTAAAACATCCATGTCTAAATTCCTGTCTCTGATATGGAAAGCCATTGGGTATTCAACTTCACCTGTCCATTCAGTGTCCATGTATTTGGCAAATAATCTAAACAGTTTCTCTTCGGCCAATTCCATTTGTTTGGCTTTTTCAGTAAGTTTCGAATCCAACATAGAGTATTCTGTCATCATTGCAATGCCAGACTGTTGTCTTGTTTGTGCAGTTCTTATACCTGACATACAAGCCATTCTATCAATCGCAACAATCTTCTCTTCTATTGATTTAAGGATCGCCTCAACACTCTGACCGCTCGGCTGGAGAAGGTAAGGACGAAGATTTGGATCAGTCTCGTTTGGCACCGTTATGATGGCACCTGGTCCCGCCGCGGCATCAACTTCTGGTGTCTTGACAAGACTCGGAGATGTTGATAACCTAATGGTCTGTTCTATTTCTGATAGTTCATTGAATATGGCATTTGACATGTCCGCGATGTCGCCCACATCTGAAACACCAATGCCACGTACAGGTGATCTGTTGGCGTATACCCAAACAGCCGGTATTACACCGATCTCATTTGGCATCTCTTCCATCACTTCACTCTTTTCTCTCTCGGCATTGTATTCGCTCAATCTAATTGTGTCTTTTGTGAATTCTCTGATGTAGTATCTTGCATTCATACCATAGGCCTTCTGTTCTACCTCAAGAAGTTTTAGGTATGTCAGATCATAGTAACCACTTGGTTGTCTTGTGTATTCCCAATCCAACACGTTCTCCGGCGTAAAGATGGCGCCATACGGACGAATTCCTTGTTGTAATTCTTCTGCCCTGGTCCTAGCATTTGATTTTGGTTTGTCCAACAACACACAACATGATCCATAAACGGAACTCCATGTATTAACATCACGCATGAAACTTTCAAAACTCCTGCCCTCGAGGTCGGTGTCTTTGAGGAAATGATTCAATTCAGGCATGTTTGCCAGGTTGGCGAATTCTCTGTTGATCGGTTGCCTGTAAAGGAATGAATTGTAGATGTTTACTATGGACTTGACATGGTTATCATAAGGAGTCGTTGCTATCCTCCTGAAGTATTCTGAATCACCCTCGTATTGATATTTTGTTAGGTATTCACCCATCTTGTATTCATAAGATCCCAAATACGACGACCTTAAAAATTCCCAACGTTTGAAGTGCGTCAGGTATTCAGGATGCACACCAAGTGCTGTGTAGTGGGCACTTGTTCTCTTGGGATCCTGGTTGACTGAAAAATTGCTTACTGTGGCCATTAGATTCTAACCTTCCATGTGTTTTGTTGTTCTGTTGGTTCATAAGTCCTAGTGATAGGAAATAGGAATGATGTCGCATAACCGATGGCATCAGAGATGTGTGAATAATCTTTCGCACCGTTCTTCTCTGGTTGCTGTGTTCCTGGTTTGTAGATGTGTCTCTCCATGGCGTTGATCAAGCTCTTGCACTTGGGATGGACTATGATGCCCCTCTCTCCAGTGCCCGAACAAAACTTACTATTTACAGCATTGATCCTATCCCTGACAGGAATATGCCTTGAAGGTGCTTTCACGATGAAACCTGCGTTGTGTAAAATATTGAAATCTGTTTTTGGTGAATTGGTCTTCCTTGCACGTCCTGATGGATCTGGATATGCAATTATTTTTGTTCCCGGAAATCTGTTGTGTATTTCGTTGGCCAGTTCTTCTGTGTTTGAACCATACATTTCAATTTCATCTATCACATACATCTTATTGTCCTTGATCACAAAACAAATTGCTGTTAAAGGATGAACGTTGAAGTCTATCCCCACGTGTATGATGTTTTGTCTCTGTTCAAATGTGAATTCTTTGACATTGTGTTGTCTCTCAAATCCATAATAGATCCTACCTTCAAAATTTTCAAATGTACCTTCGTATTCCTGTTTAAAAACTTTTGCATCTAGTTCTTGTTTTGCTTGTTCAATCTCTGTCTCTGGAACGAACCCACCCTGCACTGTGGTGAATTGATATGAACTCCAGTTGTCTTCTGTTGTGTCCTGTCCCTTTTGGTAGATGTCATACAACCAATTACTGATACCTTTTGGTGTTCCCGCAAACATGGCCCTACCGCCTGTATCTGACAGGGTAGGTCTCAACACCTCCGTGTATGCTTCCTTTTCAATGTTTGCACACTCATCTAAAAACAGGTAATTGTATTTGGATCCACGCAGTGCGTCTTTGTTGTCAGATCCTTTGAGTGAAATCTTGCTTCCGTTCTTTAATTTTATTGAAAGATCTGCTTCATTTATCTTTTTGTCCCAACACAATGATATTGCTTTGTTCTTTACTTCGTCCCACCACACGTTACGAGCCTGTCTGTACGATGGCAAGATTGCGGCCACGTTTTGATTGGGCAACCTTGCATGATAAAAAAGTTGTCTTATGCCCAGTGTTGATTTCCCGAACCTACGTCCCGTCACAAGAACAACAAATCTTGCCGGATCGTTCGCCACAGTCTTTTGCGGAGTTGATAATTTCACTATTCATCCTCCTGCCATGGTAGTGGTTGTGAATGATCTGTTGAGTTAGGGTCATCCTTCTGATCAAGATAATTACGTCCCAACCAGATCTGCATCCTTACATCACCTGCCAGTGCCCTTTCCATCTGGGCACGTCTCAAACTCTTCTTGCCTTCCGCCCTTCCGGCATCGATCAGTTTCTTGTATCTCTTTTTGACACCTTCAGCAGTGATGCCAATTATCTCACCTATCTCTTCATAGGTGCACATTATACGAGCCAGGTCTTTTATGAGATCCTTGTCGTGCTTACGGTATTTCTTTCCTGTGTTGTCAGGTGTCATTATTGTAGTTCCTTGTTCTTGACCACGATCCTGAAGTGTCTTGAATCAGTGTCGCCGTCTGCTGTTGTTACTCTGACTTCTATGGGGTATATGTTGCCGGCCGTGCCCGCATTCACCCTGAATATGACTTTTGTGCCTGAGATTGATGTGTCTGCGGCCTGTGATGTTGGGAACGCCAACGGTGCCGAATCGCCTGAGATGGTGCCTAGTGTGACTGTTGCCGTGGATAGTGAATCACCGGTGTTGAGGTAATCAACGAAATCCAAGGCATACGTGATGTTTGCGTCGGGATCTTTCTCGATGAATATACCAGTGTTGTCTCTCTTGAATCCTGTAAGTGCTAGATTTGCCATTTAACTGTTTCTCCTTGTGCTTGAACCAGCGAACACCGGACGCTTTATCCTGTAACTCCTGGTCTCCTCTGGTATCACCAGTGTCCTTGTTTCTCGTGTGATTGTATTTACACGTGTTTCCTCGAGAACTCTGTACGTATTGAATGGATCCGCGTCAAGGTCCTCACCTACCACCACCGTGCCACCTGTAATGACGAGGTTGGCGGTGCCACCAAATATGGTCTGTGGTGTTGCGGATAAGGTTGTGCTGATGTTTAACGTGCCAGTCGCTGACTTGATAGGATTGGCAGTGACCGCCATCGTTGCACTGGATGACAGAGATGCCGAACCTTCCACTTCCATCTGTGCAAGTATAGAACTTGTGATGTTTAACGTCGCATCCGCCACTGCTGTCTTGACAGGTGTGGCCGAAACCGTACCAGATGCAATCAATAATGCCGCACCAAAGTCCAATGATTCCGCAGTTGCAGATACGGTCGCCGAACTTGATAGGTTGGCAGTGCCCACCGCAGTCTTGACCGCGTCCGCGGTCACAGTTGCCGAGCTTGATATCGTGCTTGACGCACTGTCAAACTCGAATGCAGTTGCAGTGGCAGTGGCAGATATCGAGATGCTGGCTGTGGCTGTTTGTATCGTGGAAGCGGTGGCCGTCAGTGTGCCTGACGCTATCGCTAACACTGCCGCTAGATCGAGATCAGCGGCCTCCGTGCCCTGTACAACGTATTCATTGACCACATAGTCATCGAATAGGTAATTGATACCTAGATCGGATCGTATGTCTAAGGTTGATGAACCAGTTACCAGTGCCACGGTGTGTCTCCTCGGAGGTTATCCGTGATTAGTCTATCGTGATAGTTAGATTACCTGAATTGATCTGGAATGTGTCACCGTCCGATATCACTTTGCTTGATGTCAAGGCTCCGTGTGCCAACAAGTTGCCAGATGATAGGGCATCAAATATACCGATGTGTGTGATAGTTCCAAAGTCTCCACCCGAAGCCGCCGCAAAGGTTATGTTTGAGTTGCTCGAGATAGAACTGTTGTCAGATCCTGTAGTGGCCGCGGCCATCTTGTTGTCGATCTGGATCCTTGCGTAGTTGTTACCAGAAACTTCCGTACCAGATGCTGAATCCGTCGGGTCTGATGTGAATAATCCAAGGTATGCGTTTGGAGATGTATAGGCAGTGTTCCTGAACACATGGTCTAATACTTTTCTCTCCGCATATGATGAAAGTGCTGTCATTTTAATTTGTCTCCTAATTAGGTTTGTTTCGTTATAACAAGTTTATTTACACAATCAAGTTAAACGTAAAGCATTGTTATTGTGATATCGTTGATTCTATCTTCTTGTGTTTGTTGATGTAAGGATTTATACCCATAGCGAACAATTCAAATTCGGTGTATATGGTGGTCTTGTCTTCGTGTATCCAACAGTCCAACTTGCCGTCGGGCCTGGGTGATGTCAACACCTCGTGTGCCACACCGTCCGCTGTGTTCTGTAGCCAACAGTGTCTCCATTGGTCCTTGTAGTATGCCCAGTGTGTACATTTTGGTTGTGCCATCGTCAGTATTTAAATTAATTTCCGCTTGGACCACCTGAATTAGAAACCGTGAATCCACCCACTGTTCCCTTGACCAGCGAAACGCTGGCACCTGACACGAGGCTACTGCCAAGGCTGGTGTCGTCAGCGAACAGGAATATGTCCGGTGCTGGCAGGGTTGAATTGAATGTGCCATCAAGTCCTGGATCAACCCATCCACTACTATAGATGGTGCTGATGTTGGATGCAAGGTTGCCCGTGCTCTTGTTCTTGAACCAAACATCCGCGAACTGGAAATTACCTGTCCTGAATCCATTGTATGTGCCCGAATTCCTGCTTGTGGTTGATCCTGCTATGAAGGCATACCTCGTGGTTCCACCGATGTCTCCCTGTGCTGAACTACCTATGTTGTTGTCAACTGCTTCTGATGTCTTGTTGACACCATCCACATACAACTTACTTGAACTGCCATCTACCTCGAAAGCGAAGTGATGCCAGTTGTCGTCTAGGTAATTGGTCGCGAAACCGGTTGGTGACCATTTGAAGAAATGGAAACTGTTACCCGAACTGCCCACCTGTGTGCCGGCCTGCACGTGTGAGGAAGTGAATTCAACGAAGATACCGTTGTCTCCACTGTTGTCTGAATTGGTCCTCAACACCACCTGTGTGCCGTTGCTGTGGAAGTTGCTGGTGGTGCCTTTGACCCACCACATTATCTCGAATGTGCCATCGTGCGATGCGTGCCAGTCGTTGCCTGATCCTAGATCCACCACCGGGTGTTCGGCCTGATCTGAATCGTCGTGCCTGGAATCTGATCCCCAACGTCCACCATTCGTTCCTGCGGTAACCGCTGTTTTAGCCAATAATGATTTCCCAAAACCTAAAGGCATATGATACCTCCTTACGCCGCGTAGGCTGTTGCCAGGTTGCCTATGAAGTTGGTGCCATCGTTGAATATGGTCACCACGTCAATAGCACTCGCGGCTGTTGATAATGTCTTTGTCCCTCCAGCGAACTTGACCGCCGTCGAGCCATCTGTTCCAAATGTGGCCGTCCTTGATCCTGTGCCGTCCTGTGTGATGATTATGGTCACTGATTGGCCAGTTCCAAGGTTCGAGATGTTGAATTCTGTGTTGGTGCCGAGTGTGACCGTGTGCACCGGTGCCAGGCCACAATCAACAGTGATCGTTGATGAACTTGTTAGTGCGTTTATGCTCTCCCTGTATCTCTCCAGCGTTCCCACCCTTGACACAGCGGTATCGGTGGCTGAATAGAATGCGTATTGGTTGGTGGCGTTTGGACTGCCACTGTTGTAGAAACCGTAAAAATTAGTCACCTCAGCCGTGCCTGATCCCGAGTAGTCGATGTATCCTGCGGCGTGCACCGCGTAGGCATTGGTTATGGTGAAGTCACCGGATCCATTGCCCTCTATGTCAACATTACCTCTTAAGGCGTAGGCGTTGGTTATGGTCATGTCATTGTTGGGTGTGCTGTAATTTGATATCACGGCATTTGCGTTGGCGGCAACAAGGTTTGCCAACGTTGAAGCCGAACCACCATCGTTGACTGCGTTGGCGGCAAATGTCATTGCTTGTGGACCACGGCTTGCGCCTGTCCTTGTGTAACTGAAACCGTCCATGTCAGTGAAACTGTTACAGATCACCGCCCTTGGTCTGAAGTCGCTGTTGGTTGAACTGCTGGCCGTCAGCGTGGTTCCGTAGTGCAATGCGTGTCCGTATATCCTGCCTGTGGCGTCTGCATCTTGCGTGTTGCTGATGCTGTTCACCGTGCCCTGGACCCTGTCTGCCGTGCCCCAGTATGTGCTCCATCCCGACTCGTTTTCAAGTCCGGTGCTGGCACCTGCTAACAGTTGTATCCTTCCTGTGCCACTGGCTTCAATGTAAAGGTGATCGTTTGACCTATTGGCCTGTATCTTGTTATCACTAAATGATATCGCCGGCATAACAACATCTCCCGTGCCACCTGGATTCAAAGTTATGTCCGCGTTTGACGGTGAATTGATCGTGCTACCTGTGAAAGTTATGTCTCCCGTGGAAGCACCGCCACCAGCATTGGCATCAACGTATGCTTTTGTTGCCGCATCCTGTGCCGATGTTGGATCCGTCACATTGTGTATCTGTTGTGATCCCATGTCAAGTTCCGTGCCATTCAACAGTTTAAGATCTGTTGATGTCAATCTCATACCGATGTTGTTTGATCCTGCTTTCCTCAATGCGAATTCCAGCAATCCATCTTCCGTTGTGTCTGATGCGTCTGATATCTTACCAGTCATCTTGGCATAGATAACCTCTTGGTCAGCGTCGTTCTCACCTTTCCATTTGATCTGTCCCAGGTAGTCACCGTCCGCCGGTGATCCTGAATTACGTTTGAAAGTGAACACTGGTGCCGCTGTTGAGGAATCTTCCGTTGTGGTGATCAACAACGAGTCATCGGTTGTCGTGTTCGTGATTGTTTGTTTGCCTGTGACGCCCAACGTTGTTCCGTCGAACGTTAGGTTGGCCTCGGCGTCTAATTCTGTTGTTGTTGCACCTATAGTGGTCAATTCATTTGCTGTGGCATTGTTGACTGCCGTGATCGGTGTGCTGACGTAGCCAAGACTGTTCCATGCTGTGGTACCGTCCCCTATCTTGTATTTTGTTGTGTCAGTCTCATAACCGAATTCACCCGCGGATAATGTTGGGTTTGCTGATGTCCAGTCCGCCGCCGCGTCTCTTCTTAGTTGTATCTTTGTAGCCATTATGCTGTTCCTCCGTCTATCGTTGTCAATGATGCATCATACACTGATGTTGCTGTGCCACCGTCGATGTTGTTCGTACTTACCGGATCTCTGAATGATATCACTCCAGATCCGTTTGTGCCAAGCACTTGGTTGGCGGATCCATCTGCGTTTGGAAAGGTCAAACCATCCAATATGATGTTGCCAGTTGTGTCTGGTGTTATTGCTATGTTTCCGCCTGATGCTGACACAATTGAATTACCATTCACATCCAGGTTGCCACCCAGTTGTGGTGTGGTGTCTTCCACCACGTTGTTGATTGAATATGCTTCCACCTGTGTCTGTAGGCTTGTTGTGGTTGCTTGATTTGAAGCGTTACCTATGAATATGTTCCCATCGTTCAATGCCGGTGTGGCGTTTGTTCTGCCAGCACCACCAACTTTAATGGTGATGTTGTTTGTGGGTGAGTGCCTCTCAATCTTACCTATGTTCTGTATGAAGTTTGCTTCGCCTGTGGGTGCCACGTTTGTGAGTTTGCCCGCTTCGGCACTTGATATGTACACTGTGTCTCCCAGTGCGAATGTTATAGATGTCTCTCCGAAATCTGTGACATCCAATCCCGTCAAGGATCCAAATGTTGTTATCTTGCCCGTGGCGTTGAGTGCTATGTCGGCCGCGGCTATACCAAAACCAGGCATGGTGCCTGCGGCATTGGCCCTTGCCAGTGCCACTGTTGGTGTGTTGCCATCGATGCCCGCGATGTAAACTGCCTCACCTTTCGAAATTGCTTCTGTGGCCTTGGCGTCAAATTCTATCGTACCAGTAAGGTCTGATATGACTTCGGTTGCTGTCAATGTGCCATCCACAACTATCTGTCCCGTGCCTGCAACCGTCAATGTTAAGTCAGCGTTACTAGGTGCAGTTATAGTTGATCCAGTAAATGTCAAATCACCAGTGCCTTGGTTGGCATCAACGTACGCCTTGGTCGCGGCATCTTGTGCCGATGTTGGATCAGTGACATTGGTGATCTTGTTTGAATTCATGTTGGCCGGTGATAACAACGAGATGTTACCAGTACCGTTTGCTTCTAGTTCCAGGTCCTCGTTTGAGTCATCCGTGTGCATCCTGTTGCCTGAAACAACGATGGTGTCACCACCCAGGTTGATCGTGTTCGCGTCAAGCGTCAGTGAACCCGCGGCCTCAATACGCACATTACCCGCTGATGAATTTGATCCCTCTGCTGATATCGTAAGTGACCCTGTCCCAACCCTGAATCTGCCAGCGGCATCACCCGTGTTGTTGAAATATAGTTCTGGCGCACCATCTGATCGCATGTTGAATTCAACATCCTGTGATGTTGACCCATCAGAGCTGAATGGTATACCTATGCCAGTGAAATTTGTCTTGTTGTTGAGGTGTGCGTCAACGGTTATGTCGCCCAACTGTATGCTACCCGTACCGTTTGTGTCGAATTCCAGGTTGGCGTTGGTTGTGTTGGTCCTGATGCTGTTACCGCTGATGGTGAGTTGGTCTAATTCTATGCTGTTGCTACCTATCGTGGCACCATCCACAGATATCTGTCCAGTGCCCGAAACACTTAAGGTCATGTTTGTATCATTGGGTGCTGATATGTTTCCAGTCTCTACTTCGAGATCATTCTCACTTATGACGGCGTTTGATCCTGTCGCCGCAAGATACAAAGGGCCACCTTCACCGAATATGCTGTTACCTTGATTGCTTTCTGTTGGATGATTACCTAGTTTCAAGAATGTTGAACTGTAGCCTGAAACAACCAAGTTAGGTGTCAAATTAGTATTCTGCGTTAATTCAACGGTGTCAGCAGTGACGATGGCACCTGTCCCAGATGCTGAAAGCGTCAAGTCCGCGTTTGATGGTGCTATAAGTGTTGACCCAACCGCTGTGAGGTCTCCCAGTGATGTTGTCACTATGCTTGACGCATCAACCGTTAGTGTGTCACCTGACACTGTTGTGGCTATACCACCTGTGCCCGCGACTTTGAGTGTTGAACCCTGTGCTATGTCTATGCCCGTTGAATCATCACCAACTATGCCGATCGAACCATTCTTCAACTCAATGAAGTTGGAGTCCATCTCCGCGAAGGTTAGTTTTGATCCCTTGTTTAAATTCTCTGTGGTGTTTGTGCTTGTTGTATTTGATCGTGTTACGATCTTTGGTGTGTTTGGCATTGACATTATCTCCTGTTGTGTTGTAATCGTTGTCGTCGATACAACTGGCGGCAATTATTTATTGCCAAACAGGAGACTTAATGCTATCGCTTTTTCTTCTTGAGGTACCAACCCCACACGTCCTTGAAATTGCTGTACTTGTCCGTTATGAGGTCAGGACTCTGTTTCAGTTCCTGTTGCTCCTCCTCGCCAGATCTCCTGACGTCGTTCAACCTCTTGACCAACTGCCTGCTCAACATTGGGTGTTCGTCTGCGATGTTGCGTGGCACGAAGTAGTCGGGTATCTTGAGTGCGGAACCCGTAACTTTCTCACAGGCCTTATCCACCTTGGCCACGGCCCTCATCAGTTTCTCCAACTGTGATTCAGTGGTGTCCCTGAAACGGCCCCCACGGTGTATGGGTCCTATGTTGTGTGCTATGCCGGGTATGACACCGTCATCGTGTGGGTTCCAACCTGGCAACAGGTTGTGTGCCAGCAGTTCCGTGATGTCCTCCTGTATCCGGGTCAGCCATTCATAGGCCTCAAGCCTCTCCTCTACGGTCTCACCTATCAGCATGGTGGCTTGGTGGAACTTGCCCGAGGCATCTGAATACCCACCCGTCTCTGGTCTATGCAGATATGACATACGGCTAGTCCTTGATGTATGGTTCTTTTGGTTGTTCAGGTGATTCTGGTGTTTCAGGTGTTTTTGGTTGCTCCTGTTGAATCATCTGTACCACCTTGTTGTGCAGTTGTCCTATCGCGGCCATCTCAGCGGCGCCAAACGCACCCCTCCTGGCGGCCACGTCAAGTGCCTGTGCCATTATCTGCAGTTCCTGTAGGTTCAATGTCTGTTTCATTGCGGTCTCTCCTTTTATTGTTTGTTTTTCAGTTTATTATAACGTATTCCTGCCAATCCGTCAAGCACACCGCTCTCTCGCAGTGCCTCGGCGTCGTTGTCTCTGAGTCTGGCCAATCGCTGTTCATTAATCAGGCACACCATCTGTATCTCCTCCGTGGTGTACGACTGGTTCTCTATCAACCAGGCCAACGGCTTCAGCCTCTTGAACTGGTGGGGATCTATGGTGTCCTCCAGCCTGGGCAGTTTCTCTTCCTGCCTGCTACGGATCAACTTCAGTATGTCCTCCGCCCGCTTGGCGGAACTCTCCTCCCGGTGCAGTTCATCCAGCAGTTGTTTCAAACGTCTCTGTTCTGGTTTGGTCTTGTTTGTTTTCTTCATTTGTTTTCTCCTGTTTTAGTTTTTTGAGTCTGTTCCTGCGCCTTGTGGCCTGTATCTGCTGTTTCTTCCGCAGGTCTGGTTCATACACCGCATCCAATAACTGTCTGGTGTATTCGGCCTGTTGTTGTTGTCGTTGTTCAGGTGTCATTGCGTGTGTGTCCTCCCCGTCTCCAGTTGATGCCACGTGCCTTGGATCCCAGTCCCGCGGGCGTTATCCTCCGCTTGTTTTTGGTGCTACGTCTCATTGACTCGCCACGATTGACCACGTGAACGTTCCAGATGTGCCAGCCTTGACTGGTGTCGCGACGTGCCAGGTGCAGTGCGTTGGCATCACGTCCGCCCCAAGGTCCGGGTGCGGTCTTGTAGAGGTCCAGGTAGTCCTCCCAGATTATGGTCCATTCCTGCCGCCAGAAACGTGCCTGTGCCCGTGCCCTGAGGAACCGGTAGTAGTGTCGCCTCACCTCCGGATCCGGTCCGGTCTTCCAGACCTCTGGTCCCGAACGTGCGCCAAAGCCATATTGCGGATTGGCACGCATGAACTCGCTCTGCAGTCGGGATTGGTGTTCACGCCTCTCCTGCGTCCATCCGGCCTCTATGCCCTGTTTGCCCTTGTTCCAGGGTGTTACCCCTTTCCGGAAACTGCCCCTAGTCATTGATCATGTCCTCCTCGGTTATGTTGAATCTGATGCACCGCCATTCCTCCTGATCTATCATCCAGGTGAACCCGGCGCGGGCCTCGATCACCAACCAACGCCCGGAAGGGGCGTCCAGCATCACGGAGGTGTCAGGTGCCTCCTGTAGGAATCGTGGTACCTCTACCCGGGTCATCTGGTGCCCCTGGCGTAGCGATTGGTGTGTCCGGTGCTGTTGCTGATGGAAACCACACGCACACTGACGTCCATGTCACACTGTCCCCAGTACTCATAGTGTATGCCACGTGCCGCCGAGAACAATCGCCAGGCCCCGGCCTCGTGGTCCTGCCAGCCCTGGTAGTTGCAGTACTCATCGAACAGTATCCGTGTGCCGGGCACGATCAGGTGTTCCACGGCCCTGAGCACCGTGCTGGTGCTGGGTCCGGTGTCACAGTCGATGTGTATGAAGGCCAAGGGCTGATCACCTAGGTGATGCTGTATCTCCCGGGCGTCGAACAGGCCAGGCACCAATCGCACGTTGCGTGGCATTGACCGTTTCAACTCCCGGAAAGCGTCCCGCGTCCAGGTGAACGCACGGCTGTGGTCGAAGTTGCCGGTCCATCTGTCCGGCAGTCCCGAACCCTTGCGGTGCCAGGCGTCAAAACCCCACACCCGCTGTCGCGGCCTCGTGGCGCTCATCATCCTGAGGCTGAGCCCGGCGTCCACGCCGAATTCCGCCACCTGTCCCTCGGGTGCCGAGAGCAGGCACTGTTCCAGGTGATGCAGTTTGCTGTCATACATCACGGGCTTGGGTCGGTGCCGCGCGATGTACTCCTGCCACTCCCGGAAGGCGTGCTGTTGTGCGGCGCCCTGCGCCGCTTCCGCGTAAGACCTATTGGTCATCCCGCACCCGCTGTAATAACTGTTGAATCTGTGCCCGGAAGTGCCAGTCCATCTTGAGCTGTCTCTCGGAGTCCTGGCGGGCACGGATCGCACCATCGTGTAGGAGATAAGCCTCCCGGAGTTGAGCGGCTGTGAGACCTAGGTGCTGGTAGCCACCGCCCCGAGGATACCGCTTGTAGAATTGCCGCTGGGTACCGTGTATGGCGGCCCGTGTGTCATATATCATCATGTCTAGTTGTCCTTGCTGGTGATTCATACTTGATTTTAGCATAAAATGGTATTTATGTCAAGTCCGGGGAGGCGATTTTTTTCCGGAAATGGTGCTGTATTTTTACACGCGGTATAGGCCCAAGTCAATTACCAAATCAACGGCCACCCCCCCACCGTTCTCCACCGTTCCGTACCGTGCGCCCAGCGTGAACCACCGTTCCGTACCTTATCGCCATGGTTTTGGATGGTAAAGCCTGGTAACACACGGTTTGACACGGTGATCACGGTGGCCCAAAGTGGTGCTATCCTGTTCGCTCGGTTTGGAAACGGTGATTTGGATGGTAATTTCAGTGTTTAGAGAATGGTTGACAGGGGGTGCCAAACTGCCATATCATACGCCACCTTATCCACGATATCTTGTGCTCCTTTACACTCGTATGACAGCGTCGTATTCGCAGTAATGCTGGGGTCTAACTCGTCAATTTGGTCTCCGCAACTCTGCCCAAATGATCTCACGCTTTAACCATTCTGGCGAACGTGGATCTCTATACAACATTAGCCTCAGTTCTCTTGTTGTGATGAACTCGTCTGTGTCTATCATCTCTTCGTGCTCGGTCCGTGGATTCACTATCACTGCGTTGATGCTTTGTTGATGCAGTTGTGCGGCTATGTGGTCTTCTATCTCTTCGAGTGATTGGTAGAGATCTATGTGCTCAAACAGGTGATCCAGTGTGGTCAAAATCGATCCGTTTGGTTGCCCCACACCTGCCATCCTGCTGTTTTGGTGCGTGCGAACATTTCCAATCGGGGTCTGTCCCCAAACAGTCTCACAATGTCGTCTCTGACCCGATCCGGTTTCCTTGAGTGTTCTCTCCTGGGTTCCATTACGACTTGATGCACATCTCTGGCTTGCCTTGGTAATCCGCGGCCCTTTTTGGCCAATAGGCACAACTCCGCGTTTGATTTGGTGTAGTTGCCCACTCCAGCGAATGGTCTGCCATTGTTTCGGTTCATCTTTATCCAGGTGAATGCACACGTGATGTATCTGAATCCCCAACCGGGTATTATGGTCTCGATGCATCGATCCAGATAGGGCATCGTCGTCCATATCAACAGCACTGAGTCATCTGCGGCCGGTACGGGTAATCCTGCTATCTCCTCCGTGGTCATCGTGGGATACTTGTCTGTTACTCCCCCGCCGAATCTAGTGCCGGTGCGTCTGCGGGCGTAGTGCCAGGGTGGATCTGCGTAGATTATGTCGTACTGCGTTGCCATCCGAGTATTTAAGCCGGGTCATGACCAGGCGACAGAAAGGAGTCATTCCCTGCAAGGAGATATGAAGAACTGCCGCCCGGCATCGGGGTGTGCCACTTATAAGAGCACGTGACCTGAAAGGTCTGGCACACCCAGATTCTATTTAACGCACCACTGAATGGCCACGACCCCGTAGGCAGTCGTCGACCCTTCGCTTGTACACGCTCTCACGCTTGGGTATGATGCCCAGCGTGGCGTAGTGGAAGTAGGCACCCCAACCTTGGTTGAGCGTGTCGTAGATCCTGAACGTGTGTTCGTCAGCGAATGCCCTGCAGTGCTGTATGTCGTTGGTGATCTCGCTGGCCTGGTCCTCCGTGAAGGTGCCTGACCTGCCGTGTGTGTCAACCCGAGGGTTGTAGGCACACGCTGTGAGTGAGATCAACGCGACTAATATTGTGAATTGTTTCATCTTGTTTCTCCTTGCTTTTTGTTGGCACCCGGATCAGTTTGTTATGGACATCAGCGCCAGGTGCCTCACTTTCTAGTATTCATAATAGTAGCATAGATCGACCGATAAGTCAACTGCGTTGGTAATCTAATCCATCAACGCGGTCGTTGTAAATACTGTTGGTTGCTTGGTTCCTATTACCTGTTTAGTTGCCATACCTAACACTACGATAAGCCAAGCAACCTCCCCTCAAATCACACCTTTAAACGCACACAGACGCCTGTACATTGAAAATATTTGACATCCAGTGTAGTTGGACTATATACTTGTGAATCAGGCAACTTTCAGGCAAAAAAATTTCCCAACAAAGGCACAAAGTTTTGGCAGTTATCTCAGAAACTGTGGGGTGTAAAGAACGCACCGTCCTAATGGCACACAGATAGGCTTCGAGGTGTAATGACAGCAACGGCGCAACCGTTAATGGGTCTAAACAACCAAACAAGCAAACCTGGTGTGAGGCAGAGAGGCCTGGGACATATACACGGCAGTGATAAACCACTCTCAGAAAATTTCGCGTTCTGGTGATCTGACTATTGAACAAGAAGAAAGTTTGCGAGTCTGCAAGACGAAGCAAAGGTCATCAGAGATGACCTACTCAGTGCTGTCGCACTTCGTCGTTCTTGACTCCTTGACTTGTATCAAGTATAATGTTGTATGTCAAAGGGATTCAATTGGACCAAGATCCAAAAACAAAATCAGATCAGGAATCGTGGAACGTGGTCATTGGACCAAGAAGCGGATGCAATCTTACGCCAAGACCTACGGCTTGCCAAGAGGTATAAGAGATTTAGATCGCGAGCCAAGAACCGATAAGACCAGTGCCCCAATCCAGACAAATGTTTATAGCCAGGGCACTGATCCGTATATCAGGAGATATACGCCAATATTTAATCAGGGAATCTATGACTGCAATACAGGCACTTGAGAATGCGACGGCCCTGCCAGTATTTGGCCAATTGGCCTGTGTGGCGCCTTCGCCTGCACTGGGGTGTGCGTCTGGGTGCCAACCAATCGTGTCGGGTCACGGTGTTGCGATAACCACGGCCCTCCCGCCTGCCAGCGGGTTTGCGGGTGTACCCCAACTCTTCAAGTCGTTGTTCAAATAAGGCTTGTTTCATGCTCACTGACCTCACTGGTATTTAAATATCCACGATGATGGATGGTAAAGAAACGGCGACGGTTTGGTTCAATGGTCCCAGTGTGAGGCAGTTCCTTGACATGCCGCGACAACCCATGGAGATAGGTTGCAACTTCATAGAACAACATAGATCAGTGGATCATGTGTGTGCATATGATCGGCCAGTGATAGAACGTTTGACCAAGCGTGGACTCACTGACCATGTGTCATACTGGACCCGGACGCTTCATAGGCGCGATCCCTGGAAAACAGTGGAATCAAAGATAACCTATGGTGAGTGGCGGCACCACACCGGATTCTGCAGTGGCACATTGGCTCTGGCACTTGCTCTACAACTCGGATGTGAACGGATCAATCTCTTGGGCCTCGACTGGCAGGCCACCAATCAAAGTATTTTTGACAAGCAGTACGAATGGCGTGCGTTCCCACCAACCAAACACAATCGACAAAAATTAAATTTCCTGAGGCACATAAGTGAGATCACTCAACTGCGGGTGATACATGAAACACCTCGTGCGTTTGGCGACCGCATCACATGGCTGGAACCTGATAAGTTCTTGCAATCTATTTGATGTCTATGATGTTTCTACGTGCCTCAAAGATCTGACCTTGGTCTGATATGTCATAGAAGTCGGGCACGTGCCTGATACAGGCGATTGCAACGGTGTGATCGTTGTTGAGCGTGGTAGAAGTGACCCTGAACACGTCATCCAATTTCATTGAATCACTGGTTATCCTGATGAAATCACCCGGCAAGCAGTTGAGTGCAATGTGGGATGCCACGAAGTTTACAGTGGGTTGGCCCCTGGATTTCTTCAACAGTAGTGTGGCAATCTTGCCCGCCGTCGTTGGCTCATAAATGCTCCTGAAAGTGAAATTGCCTTCCAATGGTTTGTCATTATCTTCGGCCAAGTACTGTGTCCTGATGTTAGTGCTGTCATCGATGGGATCTGGACTCATCACACTGTCTGGTTGCGAATTCAATCGCAGATCGGTGTAATCCAGTTTGATGAGATTGAATTTGTCATTGACACTTGTGCTGTTCAATGTGATGGCATCGATGATGTGTTCGTCTTTGATGTGGGCGGTTATAGGCAGTGCCGTCGCCGGTGGTATAGATTCCTGATTGTATGGCACTCCGGCATTCTCAAGTATGAGTTTGAATTTGCCATCTACCACGTCAAGAATACCACCAATCGATGCTAGGATCTCATTGACATTTTGTAAGTGAGATCTGCTGGTATCTATCACGAACTGTCTGTCCAATGTGTTATCTGATATCGTGAACCTATCCCCCTCGATGGTACCAGGTGATGCATTTGGACCATACATGTACTCATTCCTTGCAAACACATCTAATGATGTGCCTTTGTTCATGTAAAACGGATCAAGGATAGCCGAAAGGTATTCCGGTTGCCTGTCTCCAGCAATACTGGCTTCCAAGAAACTTTTGGTATCTAAATCATTGACCGTTAGGCCCATTCCGTAATTTGGGTTGAGCAAATAATCAAACAAATATTCAACTGGATTGCCATCCGGAAAGTATCCTTGGTGCGATAAACCGTCAACGAGATAACCTTGGTCCCTATGCAATTCAATATTGGCCGGACGTGGATCCCATGTCGTAGAGGCATCACCGTCTAGTGTCTCCACATATATGGTGGCGTTGATTGGCACCGTGCTGTAAAAATTACTAGGAACAGCACTACTGTCTTCGTTGTAGATTCCAAAAGTGATGTATGGGTAATCAGCATCAGAGATGCTGGCATCGTTTACGGATGTGATCTGATAAACATCATTTTGTTCCGTGGCAAAATTTCTAATCCTCAACCTCATTACCTCATCACCTGAAAGTGCATTGAAACGATCGTTTAACTGATTGGTTGTGAATGAATCAGAATAAAATCTATATTCAGCAGTGGTACTATCACCTGCATGTTCTGCCGGCACAGTGTTGTTGATTATTGCTTCAGTAAGATTATTGTCATATGCAAAAAACGTCACAGTGGCATCAGGAATAGTCCTGCGATAGATCTGAGCAGACTGCTGATTCATGAATCTATAATGGCCGCTTCCCAGCTGTTTCAACCAAAGTGCGTGATCTAGATCGGTTGCTGAATCAAATCCACTTGGCACCATGAACACGAAATCATAGGTCCATCCCAGACTGAACAAGTGGTCATGCACATTGAAAGGTTGTATGCCTGTGCCGTGGGGAGGTTTGTAATTTTTTGCTTGGAAATCTGCATAAGGTTGTATCTCTATGACGGTATCACTATCGACCGCCACAATGCTGTTAGCCACTTTATCGACACCATTTATCAATCCGTCTGGAGCAGGTGCATTCAATGGTCTGTGATGACTGATGTGTGGTGAAGCCGTATCTAATATACCACCAGGTGATGGCAAAGAATTTGTGGTTTGAAATCTTTCGTGATATCCCGGAGAATGACTGTGTCCAACAGTGATGTTTGGTATGCTCCTACCACTGGTAGTGACCACGACCGCTGGTGTCGAACTGTATGGTTGTTTGAATGTACCATTACCATCCGAACCACTGACTACCTCATCCGCGGCCTTTAATTCAAATCGCAGTGCCACATAGTGTATTCCACTCAAAGTATTCTGGTCATCATCCCAATCGGGGTGTTCACGTAACAGGCTTGAGGCAGGTTGATCACTGCTTCCATCAAAATATTGTATTTTCAATCTATTTGCGAAAGTGCCTTTTGTTATGGTGTATTGGGCAGGTTGGACACCACCTTTACCGCTTGATCTAATACCACCATTTGAAGTGGTCTCGCTTAGAGTTGTGCTACCGTCATATCTTGAACTGTAATTGTTGTTCAAATTCTGCGTGCCAACTCCTAGGTGCACAGGTTTGCCATCAATGGTCATTCTTGAAAGCACACTGCCAAAGATTACATCGGTCTTGGCTGTGGCCGCACCGTGGAATCCTTGTGATATCACAGCG